ATTTTTACAGCTCTATCCCACTCTCGTGGGATTAGACAGAAACTCACAGCGGGAGTTTTAGCCGCTTCGCTTATGTCTTCTACAGCATTAGCACACACAAATTCAATTGGTTATGTCGGGGACGGTAACGGAGGATTAAACTTCTGGTACGGTTCTTGGCATGATAATACTCAATTTAATGAAGCAGAGATTAAAATAACGCATCCAGATGGTACTACTAGTATTGATGCGTTTGATCTGCTATCCCAAGATTCACCTGCTGGCTTAATCTCTGGTGTTAACTTCTTTACATCAGACGGAAGCCAACTTGTAGCGTATGATCCTACAGGCTCTACAAATGGTGGCACTACTCAAGAATCATACACTTGGCAAGGGCTTAACTATACTCTTGCTCCAGGAACATATACCTTTACGTACATTCCTCTTGGAGATCCTGAGTCAAACTTACCAGGTTCGCCTACAATGGAATGGGTACCAATGGATCAAGTGATTCGTAGCTTAACAATCACACTTACACAAAACGACATTGATGGCGATGCCAATAATAATGGTATTCTTGATGTCAATGAGGTAGCTGTTGGATCCGCTTCTGGTGGTCCGACTGTTGTTAGCCAAGGTTCTAGTCAAGTAATTGGTTACGTAGCTGTTGCTGGTGGTGTTATTCAAATTATTCAGCGTACTCAAACAGATACAACTTGGGATAATATGAGTGATGGTACTACTGCTAATCAGCAATCAACTGTTACTAATCTTCCAGATTGGGTTGGTAGAATTGATCAAATTACTACCGCGCAAGACGCTATCAACGCTATCACTCGTAGTTTAGAATTTGACGGTCCTGCGTTAATTCGTTCTGAACACAAGTATGATAATGGAATGAAAGGCGATACCAAAGGATTTTCTTTTGGTGGAACTCGTCAAAATGATGAAGGCATCGTTGTCGGCGGTGGTTTTGCTACAACAACTACTGATTTAAAAAACGATGGGGATTCTGTTGAAGCCAAGACTATCACCTATATGGGTAGTGTTGGAAAAGAATTTGACTTTGCCTATGCTGAGGCTAAAGCCCAACGTTCTACAATGACTTACGATGTTTCTAGAACAATTGGTGATTTTTCAAACTCTGGTACTACTAAAGGATCAGATACAAAGATAAGTTTAACGTTGAATAAAGATTTAAATGAAAAACTATCTGTAATCGGCGGTGTTACTAGAGGAAGACAATCAGTTGCTGGTTACACAGAGACTGGTTCTGTTCAGTCAGCTCGTACTGTTGCTAAATCTACTAAAAACTATACTTATGGTACCCTTGGTGGTAATTTAGATTTAGGATTGCTTGGATTATCAGCAGTTCATCATACAGATGGTGTCAATGAGCTTTCTGCCAGTATTTCAAAAGAAACAGATCGTGTTACTTGGGAGATTGGTGTAAAAAGATCAATGACTGATCTTGGAAACTCAAACTCGATTGATGCTGGACTTAACATCAAGTTTTAATCTCATCTAATACTTGCTAATTGGTTTGCGATAAGGTATCATATAGAAAATCAACGGAGACTCTATGGAATACTTTAATCAATCGCAAACCGATTGGCGTATCGCTCAATGTTGTCAGTTTCATGACAAACAACTCGCCAAACGCTACAATCTAGGCACTACTACAAAAACTTATGCTCTTAAAGCTGATGGAAAAGAACGTGTTCAACAAAAGGCACTTTCTAATGTTCGCAAGCTTTTAGATGTTCTCGAAAATTACTTTCCTCACCAACCTATGAATTTCAGAGCTTTTCGCATCTCGTCTGAGCTGTTTCCATGTTATACTTTAGAGTTTACACAACCTTGGTATGAGGAGATTAGAGATGAACTTAAAGAAATATTGGGACGAGCTGGAGAACATGCCAGGCGACACTCTGTTCGCTTATCTGTGCACCCTGGTCAGTATACTGTGCTTGGGAGTAATAATTCTGATGTTGTAGCCAAGTCTATAGAAGACTTAGAGTATCACGCATTGTACGGTCAATACATGAATCTTCCAGCTAAAGACTTTACAATGAACATTCACTTACAAGGACTGTATGGAGGAAAACATGAGGACGGAATCAAACGCTTTGCTACGAACTTTCCCTATCTCTCCGACTACGCACAACAATGTCTTGCAGTCGAGAATGAAGATAAACCCAACGGATACGACATTAAACACACACTTGAACTTGCACAGAGAATACCGATCCGCTGTACACTTGACACACACCACTATGCCTGCCATCGAATGGTTGAAACGGAAAAGGTTAAACTTGGAGAGAAAACAGTCAATCGGAAAGTTCGAGACGTGGATCACATCACCCACACAAGTGACTACTTCGTGGAAGCTGTCAAAAGCTGGAGAGGAGTACGCCCGTTGTTCCACAAATCACAATCATTTCACCCCGACAATTCAGATTATTGGATGAAACCAAATGCTCATTCAGAAACTTACTGGGATGAGCACCTAATGGCAAATCACGTTCCAATGCTTGAATACGCTGATTTTGATATTGAAGCAAAGTTCAAAGAAGTAGCGGTAAAGGGGTTTTATGACTTTATCAAACAAGAAGAAGAATTCAGTGGGGAGTCAGTAATCACTAAAAGATTATAATTTCTTTTTGACACAACACACCAATTACGTATAATGAGGGTATAGATATATACCCTCATTTTTTTTTATGGAGAGACAAATGGCAGTTAACTTTTTCTCGCCGCAGATTGAAGCGGCTTATACAAATAATACTACAGTAGGATCGGCTACCTATGTAAGAATTTTCAATGGTCATACGGCTGATCACGTAGTTAACATTGGTACAGCAGCAAACGTACTTTTAGGCAGCGTTACTGTTAATGAAGGCGCGGAGCTTTATATTAAAAAAGAACCAGCACACTTAGTAAATGTAACAGCAGCAGCAGGTGCTACCTCTGTTAAACTTTGTCAGGTAGATTTTTAATGGCAGTTCGTAAATTTTCAAAATCAAAAAATGGTGATGCGATGTGGCAGAATATGTCAACTTCTGTCAAAAGATCACTTAACCAAGAATGGTGTGCTTTTTATACACCACAAGGTAGGATGGTTTCTAAACCGTCTGGTAAACGTCCAAGACATATGCATCCTGAAGATTGGTGTGCCGCTAAAACACCTTTTCGTGGAAAAGTTATTAGGAGTTACTAATGCCCGCAAAGAAAAAATATAAATCAAAAGTTAATTCTGCTGGTGTATATACTAAGCCTACTATGAGAAAACGTATTTTTCAACGTATTAAAAGAGGTGGCAAAGGTGGAGCTCCTGGTCAGTGGTCTGCCCGAAAAGCTCAAATGTTAGCGAAGGCTTATAAAGACGCTGGCGGAGGTTACAAGTAAAATGGCAAAAAAACCTACACAACAATCTTTAGTCAATTGGACTAGACAAGAATGGCAATATTCTTCGGAGAAGGAAGCTGATAAACCTCGTAAAAAACGAGGTCGCTACCTTCCTAAAGCTGCATGGGCGAGTCTATCGTCTGGAGAAAAAGCAGCAACAAATCGTGCGAAGAGAAAAGGCTCAAAGTCTGGGAAGCAATTTGTAAAACAACCTAAAAAGATAGCAGCCAAGACTCGTTCGTATAGGAAAGGAGTCGGAGGATGAGCTGGATTATCGGTCGTATTCGTGAACGCTCAAGCCACCACGGAGCATCAGCTGTTATTGCAGCTGCCGCTGTTATTTGGGGTGGTTTTGCTCTGATGGATGTTATCGTCTGGGGCGCACTCGCTTGGGGTGTTTGGAACATTTTAAGAAGCGAGTAACATGTCAAAAATTCGCAAGAAACCCAGAGTAAATATTTCGGAATTATTGCGTAAGCACAAGGCGGGTAAGTCGATTGGGTCTACTAATCGTGCTCGCCTTGTCGCTCGCGGCTTAATAGCCAGAAAATCAGGTCCCCACAAGGGGAAGAAAAAAGACTTAGGAAGAAGAGGAAAATCATAATGATTGGTAATGTCAATTGTAAACACGAAGATCCAAAAGGATTAGGTAAAGGCGGAAAAATGCAGAGAGGTAAGGAAGAATTTTCAAATGGTCTTACTCCAGCTCAGAGAAAACTTCCACCAGCATTACAGAAGGCGATTCTGAAGAAAAAACGCAAATAAATTTTAAGGAGTTCCCCTCATGAACTTAAATAAAGCTATTCATATGAGCTATTTATCTAAGCTCGTATACGAAGATAAATTCACAGTTAAAAAAGAACTAACTCAAAGCTATAGTAACTTTGAATGGTTTGATCACGAAGGTACTCAGGGTTTTGCTGTATATAGCCCAGGATTACACGAAATTATTATTTGTTTCAGAGGCACGGAGCCCACTGCTATAATGGATATTTTAGCTGATTTAAAGGCTTGGAGAAAACCAGCACGAGAAGCTGGTTTAGTTCATTTTGGATTTGCCCAAGCTCTTGATAGAGTGTATGATAATATCATTAGTTGGATGGATAATCTGACTATAGACGATGGTTATAAAATTACTTGTACGGGGCATTCGTTAGGAGCTGCACTTGCTACAATATGTGCTAGTCGGTTGGACGCACACGAACTCTATACATTTGGTTCCCCCCGTGTTGGTAATAAAACTTTTGTTAATGAAATGACTAACGATCAGATTCAACATTGGCGTTTTGTAAATAATAATGATGTTGTAACAAAAGTTCCGTTTCCATTGATCTACAGACACCATGGTGAGCTTTGCTATATTAATCACCACGGTAATTTAAGAAAAATGACACGCTGGCAAAGAATTAAAGACCAATGGCGTGGTCGTATTAGAGCGCTGAAAAAGGGTCAACCTTTTGATGGTGTTTTTGATCACTCTATGGATTTATACCATAAAAAACTGAATGAGCTCGATTTACAAAGCTAGAAGTACTTGTCCAATTTGCTCTCAAGAAGAAGAAATTTGGATTTATAACGGAAAAGTTGAACCTTTAGATATTGTTGAATGTCCCAAGTGTACTCATGTTTATCAAGCAGATGAGTTCATTACTCAGTTTATAGATCTACGACAAAATTTAACAATTTCATCAAACTTTATAGCTTATCATTCAACTGCTTGATTGCTACTTGGCTGAAAATTTTATAATATAAAATATATTTTCAACAAGGAGACATTCATGGCTAAAAAAGGTGGTAAGTCTAAAGGCTTCATTTCAAAGGGTGAACGCCCTAATATTTCCCGATCAATTCAAAAAGCAACTCGGTTAGCTTATTTAAATACTCAAGCTCGTGTTAATAACCAAGTTAAAGCTTGGAGAGCTGGTAAAAACGTAATGCTTACAATCGAAAATCCTGATAAAAAGAATACTAAAGAACGTATGATTCGTGTTCCAGCTATTGATGTTTGGGGATTTCCTCGTAACTCTAATCTTCGGATGCGTTAATGCCTGAAGGACCAGAATGCACTCGTACAGCTCGTCAGGTAGATCGAGCTGTACGTGGTAAGTCTTTAGTAAATTTAAACTTTATTTCTGGTAGGTATGTCAAAAACTTACCTACTGGTTTTGCTGATTTTTACATTGCACTGGAAGAAATGCATCTTCCAGTGAAAGGTGTTTATAACAAAGGTAAATTTATCTGGTGGGAGTTTGGTGATCTCTTGCCTATTTGTTATATGTATACTACTCTTGGCATGAGTGGTAATTTTAAACTTCAACCATCAAAACATACGAGAATAGCTTTATATTTTGATGATGACACGGCGGTATACTATAATGATCAACGTAATTTTGGTACTATTAAGTTTGTTTTTGATGATAAGGATCATCAGAAGAAACTGGATTCTATTGGGCCTGATATGCTTAATAATCCTTGTACTTTATCCACATTTTTACACATTGCTCGTCTCAAGCCCAGATGGACATTGGTTAAGTGGCTTATGGATCAGTCTCAGATATCTGGTGTTGGAAACATCTACAAATCTGAATCTCTTTTCCTCGCAGGTCTTAGACCTGATAGGCTTATCGAATCCTGCTCCGATCACGAACTAGAGAAGCTTTACTACGCAATCTGTAAAATTCTTAAAGCTTCTTTTGAAACAGGAGGAGCTACAATTCGCAATTATTCTGACCTCTATAATAATCATGGAAAATATACTCGTTTTGCTTCTAATCCTAATGAGATAGTTGAAGCTCGTGGTGGTCATGTAATGGTTTATAACCAAAAACAAGACATCTACGGAAATCCTGTTGAACGAATTAAGCTTAACGATGGTCGTACAACTTTTTGGTCTCCTGCGGTACAACATTGACAAATAAAATAATACTTCTTTCAGACATTTTAGAACATAAAATTCGTAAAGAAAGAGAACTTGAGTTTTATCAACAAGAACTGGAAAAACTTCAGCAAAAAATGTTCTTTTTAGAAAAAGACATTGAGATCACCAATATGTGTATTGATATTATTGAACATGAGAAACTTACTGGTGTTCCAAACTTAATTACTGGAGTAAAAACAAATGACTTGGACTAGCTACAACCCAATCTCACAAATGCCTAAGTACTATAGCATGATGTATGATGACGATACTATCATTCCAACTACAGATGAGGTAGCTTGGGGTTTTCATACAGAGTTTCGCCGTGTGTATAATAAGATGCACATTTGCTGGACACAAGGTATTCCTTTTGGTCCTGTAGGTACTATGCCGACTGAATACCCTGTTTGCGTAAAACCCATCTATAATCTATTAGGTGGCTCAGTTAAATCTCAAGTCTGTCATAATGAACAAGAATACTTTCAAGTAAAAGATCCAAGCTTATTCTGGTCACGCTACCACATGGGAGAGCATTACTCTCATGATTTTATTATGTTAGATGGCATAGTTCAAACGTCTTTTACTTTTCGAGGTGAAAAGCTTCAGCATGGAGCTTTTGACTATTGGGAGTTTAATCCAGGACTTGAACAAGGATATGCAGAATGGCGATATGCTTATACTTGGCTAGAAGATAATCTTAAAAGTTACACTGGATGTGTAAATGTTGAGACAATTGGAGAAGCTATCATTGAAGTTCAACTTCGGATGGGAGACATTGATAGATTTGGTGATGTTACTCTAATGCAGGCAATCCACACTTTATATAAAAATAAAGAGTGGCACTGGAATGACGAATATCTTCCAGAAACTTTTTACCTAGCCGCCCTCTTTGCTCAACCGAATACAACTTTTGAAATAAATAAAAAGTTAGTTGGACGAATTTGTGATGATCTGACATACTATCAGGTAGATGATCCAAATAAGTATCATACTAATCCTTCTCACGGTAATCGTGTTGCTATCTTTTGTGATGAGA